CTATGCTGATCGGCGCTGATCGCTTCATCATCGACACACGCAAGATATACGATCCATACCCGTTTCAGTGCCGCTTTCATGCTTCGGCGGCCCCATACGGGTTCATGGGCGGCGCGGCTGGCCCAGGCAAGACGCTGGGAATGTTGATGGAACAGTTCCAAGCCTCCAACGAGTTCAGCAACGAGGACGGCCCCAAGGTTCATACGATCCTGTTCCGGCGGACGTTCCCCATGCTTGAGTCAACAGTCATTACCAGGTTCCGCGAGACTTTCCCAAAAGAGCTTTACCGGAAGTACAACGAGGGGAAGAACCAGGTAACCTGGCTGAATGGCGCGACGACCAAGTTCGGCTCAATGCAGTATGAGCATGATGTGTGGGGCTGGCAGGGTCAGTGGTTCCACATGGGATACGATGAACTTTGCGAGTTCACCTTCAAGCAATGGAGCAGTGTTGCGGCATGGAATCGTTGTCCGGTGAGCAATAAGCCTCGCAAGTATGGGGCCGGAAACCCTATCGGTATCGGCGCGATGTGGGTAGAGGATTTGTTTGTTAAAGGTATTCCCTGCATGGGGATGGACGATAGCCAAAAGGCGGCGTTCAATCCAGACGATTACGACTACTTCCCGGCGACGTATCTCGATAATCCCATCTTCGCCAACGATCCTACATTCCTCAAGAACTTGGAGGCGTACCCTGCCGATGTGCGCGATGCGCTCAAGTTTGGCATTTGGGGCGCGGCTGGCGGGTACTTCCGGGGCGTTTGGGATGAGAATATCCACGTATTCCAGGACGGCAGTGTGCGGTTCCCGGACTGGTATCGGCGCTGGATTTCAGGCAACTGGGGGTATGAGCATCCGGCCAGCTACTACAAGCACTGCATGGGTCCGAACGGGGAAGTCTACACATATGATGAGCTTTACACCCAGCATGAGCAGCCTGAAGCCCTGGCGGAGCATATTGCGGAGTGGGCCGTTGAAGAGAACGAACACGGCAAGATGGAGATTCCGCAGTTCGTCAACTTCACACATTCTTTCGATGCGGAATACAGTAAGGCAACAGCGACGATGGGCGCGGATATGCGGTCTGTGAATCAGCGCATGACACCGATTCTGCGGCGTGATGGGATACCGATACCGCTGGCGAGCACGAGGGACAAGCTGGGGCGCGATACGCTGATGAGGGAACTGCTTGCCAAGAGGATCAAGTATGGAGAGGATGCAAGTGGACACCCGTTGGAGTATCCGGGATGGATGGTAAGCGACAAGTGCAAGCAGTTGCGCCGGGTGATACCATTGGTGAAGTCAGACCCGGAGAAGGTGGAGCAGATCGAAGGGTCTAGCGACGGGTCAGATTCTCCACTGCAAGGATCGGGGTACGGGTTGTATGCAATTTTTGGGCGTCCGGCGTCTAAACCGTTGCAGGTAAGGCAACAGGAGTATTATGAATCATTGAGTCCTAAATCGGGCATGACAGCAAAAGCGGTGCTTATGGCAAAATGGAAGCAGGACAACAATCCGAGGAAGGGGTCAGCATGGGCAGCGCGGCAGTGATAGTGATTAACGTTCTTTTGGCGCTTTCGGCGTTTTGTGCGTGGAAATGGCGCTCGGAGTATAAAAGGGCCAGATTTGCCATAAACCATGCTGCTGATCTGGACAAATTGCTTACTACCGCTGGAGAGCGCAATGCCCAGCTTGAGGCTGAAATTTTACGTCTTCGTAATAATTCCTTGACGCCGCCTCCGGAAAAGGTAGACAATTCAGTTATTAAGGCCAAATCTTCGGCGGATGTGCGCCGCTTGACTGAGGCGGCGTTTGGAGTGCAACCTGAGATTGGAGAACACCTTGAAAACGAGTGATTTTGTGAAGTTGCTGCAATCTGAAAATGAGTTCGTGCTATCGCGCGATCCGCACGTGGTGAGCCGGTTTGTGGAGTTGCTGGAGGAGAACTTCATTCCACTTCCTACATGGGAAAATCCGAATTTCGGCAAGGCATCAAATGTTGGATTCCCTGACTTGGCAACTCACGAACAGGAGCCGAGTGTCGCGGATCCTACGCCAACTTCCTCCGTGACCGATCAGCAGGCGAATTTCTCAGGGCCGGACCCCTCTTCGGGCGAATCATCGCCATTGACAGACTCAGGATTAACTCTCGAGGCTGGCTTGTCCAGCCCACAACAGACTGAAAGTGAGGCAAGCTAATGGCGCGAGACGGTTTTGACGGACTCGGCAAGATGCGCGGTGGGGAACGGAATAGCTCGTACATCCCCAAGCCGCATGGTGAAACCAAGCCGCACGAGTCAACGAAAGAGCAAGAGACGAGCGACGGCGGCAGCGAACAGATTCACGGCGTCCACGATCACGGCGACGGTACATTCCACACCGAGCACCCGGACGGAACCAAAGAAGAGCATCCCGACCACCTGCACATGCTTGCCCACCTTGCCCACAAGGTAACGGGCGGCGACAAACACCACATCGTACATCATGACGGAATTGCGGCCCACTCCCACTCGATTGACGAGCAGGGCCAGCACGAGGACCACGGGGAACACAACACAGCGGAAGAGGCGCGGGGCGCCTTGGACAAGTTTTTAGGTGAAGAGGCGCAGGAGCCTCAGCACCAGCACGGAGAAGAGGAAGAAGGCCCAGTAATGGGCGGAATGTAATCGGGCATAACGCCCAAGGAGAATGACGTGAAAAAGGCACTTTTGATTATCGGCGCGTTGCTTCTGGCACTGCCCGTCGTAGCGCAGAATCCTGTTGGACCAACAAGTTTTGGCGGGCGTATTGACGCTTTGAGCTTCGCTTATGGTGCACAGGGCCAGGGAGCCGCCCTGGTAGTTGGGGCGGGCGGAGGAACTGGCGGAACATCTTACGCGGTCACACTGGATTTCGGCAAGGCATCAAGCGCGGGTCAGGGTTTTGTGTTCTACCCGTTCTCGTATGGTCTTCTTCCATCAATTGCAATAGGCTCTGGAGCGACATACGAGGTTGTCACTCCGAGTTCGGCCTCATGCACAACTGGGCAGGCGAACAGCTACCAGCAATGCTCAATTACCGCGACCTTCACTTATTCGCATGGCGCGGGCGATATTGTCCGTTCGGGCGATCAAGGGCTCGTGGAGGCACTGAATTTCGCTGAATACACTCCCAGCATGGGTAATGTGGTCGAGCTTGGGGAGAAGTGGTATGCGGCGGGCGGCACAGTGGCGGAGATTCAAGGCATCACCACTCCTTACCCCAATGTGTTTATTGAAGACACGTCCGGCATAAGCGGCTTTCGATATTTCTCCGCACAGCCAAGCGCAACAACGGCGCTGGCTACTCCCGCCACGCTGGTTGCCGCGAACATCACTCAGCCGACCGCTTGCACTGCCGGATATGGCGGCTCAACCTGCACCTGGACTGCTGCTCAGCCGTACTTCTCAATTGCCTACGTTGACATTCAGGGAAATATCAGTATTGGTGGAACCGGCTATCAGGTTGGCAGCAATCTCACGGCCTCCCTGCCCGTTACCATTGCTCAACCCGCCGCGTCTGCCGGTGCTGTAGGCTGGCTGGTTTTTGCGGGAACCACCCAAAATCTGCTGCAATACCAACTTCCAGTCACCACGACTGCTACTGGTGTAGCAAATGGTGTTTGTACGTTGACCACGATTGAGACGGTAACTCCAGCCTGCGCCCTTCCCAACACGAATTACAATCAGGCGGGTTCGGGAGCGGCCACATTCAACACGATCTATGCCGCAACCAATATGCTGATTCCAGTTGCTTCAGAAGCCACGGCAAACGTCTGGAACCCGGTATTTAACGCTCACAGTTCGTTTAGCTATCAGCCCACGGCTACCGCCCTTTCTTTCGAGACAAACTACACGCCATTCTCGGCTAACGCGGCCACAACCGCCGCCGGTAATCGTGCAGTTCTGGCGACCGTTCCCCTGCCGCCTGGTTATTTGAATGTACTGGGCAGGACAATCAGGGTGAAGGGCAAGTACACTTCCACTGTAACTTCAGGAGTGACCCCTGAAATCCTCATCAGCTTGGGTTCGCAGACTAATAACTATGGCGCCGCCGGTATCCCAAATACACTCTGCACTATGCTTTCCGTCGGCACAACGCTGGCTGTTACCACGGTCAACGGCACCTTTGAGTGTGTGCTGACTACCAACGCACCCTCGACCACGGCAACTGGAACTCTTATGCCGGATGGATGGGCTGGATGGTGGGGTACGGGCATTACTGGCGTGTTCCAACCTGATTCTGGAACGGCTGCGGTTGGCTCTCTTGGGCTATTTGAGCCAGTTCAGTTGTTCGTAACGTATCTCAGCGTGGCTCAGGCAAGTTCGGCGGCAAACGTAACCGATCTGCACATTGAAACCTTACAGTAAGGCGGTGACGTATGCCGTCAGTCTCCAAGGCGGAGCAGACTGCTATGCAGATCGCGGAGTACGCCCCCGGCAAACTCTACAAGAGGAACCGGGGGCTACTCAAAATGTCTCATAAACAGCTTCACGACTTTGCATCTGGCTCCGAGAAGGGCAAGCCTGAGCGGAAAGGGAAACTTTACCCGCGATGAAACTCTATGCAGTAGATCGCAAGAAAATGCCCAAGGCCGAATTCGCCGGGCCAGGGCGGAGCTTCCCGGTCAACGACGCTACTCACGCTCGTCTAGCAATCAGCGGCGCAACGCGCAGCGAACACGCCGGAAACATCAGTGAATCAGAAGCCGAGCGTATCAAGTCCAAGGCGCGGGGAAAGTTGTATCAACGATGAACCACCATGGCGCATATTGTGTTCGCCATATGTGGAACCCTTTGACGCAGGGGCCGTGCTGCCAGTGCATGACAGGCCAGCAGAAACTCGATTATGTATGGAAGCAAATGCGTGAGGCTCGGTTGTCTCCAAAAGACTGCATGATTCAATGCCCGTATTGCCTTCGCACAGTAGGGCCAGATGGGAAACCATGCTGCGACACGATAGCGCGAGCAATGGCGGCAATACTAGCGCGCGAGGATGTGGTGAACTTAGCAATGGAGGCCGCAAATCATAACTAACGCCCTACTTACGGACGGACTTGAAGCGGATGAAACGGGCCTGGATTCCGTTCCGCAGCCCGGTGATCCGCCTACCTATGGCGAGAATAATCGCAAGCTGCCCCAAGACCTCATAGACAAGCTCGAAGCCATCGTCAAGAAACTCCAAGATCAGGAAATGTATGACCGGCGCATTGAGGTGCTGCTCGACCGTATTCTGCGCTTTTATTACGACGGAATCCAACACGTCTATCCGAACTGGTCAACAGGCGTTTATCAAGTTGGTACAGCCGGCGGATATGTTGACATCGGCAACGGCCAGAACGTGCAATGTCCAATGTTCATGGGCGCTTACAACTACTTCCGGGCAGAGTGGCAATCACTTGATGGCGTATTGACACAGAATCCTCCGGGAGTCGGGTTTGCTCCAGATCATCCGCAAGAATCTGAATCCATCGAAGCTGCCGAGACAGCAGAGGGATTTTGGGAGATGTTTGACCAGGCAGAAAAAGGCGGCGCGGTAAAGAGGATTCAGAAGCGCGCATCTTACATGATGGGAATGTCGGGCCGGACAATTGCATGGACGCACACGCTGAAATCTAAGGCGCGTTTTGGCTTGAATGATGAGGATGAGCCGCGCTCAATGGAGACAGCTGGTATTTATGGAACAGTGGAATCCAAAGTTCCGATTGTCTGCAAATGCTGGGCAGATGCGCCGTATTGTTTTTTGTTTGACGACAAAAATGCTTTGACTCTCAAAGCGCAGAATGATTGGATTCGCACAAAGATCACCGCCGGAGAACCGTCCATTGGAGAATCGGACTGGAATCGTTTTGCGCGCATTGGCGTGAAGCAAGCGAAAAAGGGATTTTTCCTTATCGGGCTGGCGTTGAATTATTTAACGACGGAGTTGAATGGTTTTCTTCGCCCGGAAGTGTTTCAAGACAAGATGTTTGACTCTGCTTATCCGGGCGCCGATGAAAAAGACGTGCGCGATGATGGCAAAGAGTTCACCTATCGCGATAAGTTCCTACAACTGTTCCCCGATGGTTGCCATGTAAAGTATGTAGGCAAGTCATACTCAGAGAGTTGGAATGAAAGCCCTGACGATGCGATTGATATTGTGTTCCCGATGGAGCGCGATGGCATGACTGGCGGGGCGCTTATGGAGCCGATGAAGGTTGTCCAAGACGTTATCAATGACTATCTGAACGCAAAGCGGGAGAACTATGAAACCGGCTGGAGCGTCACTTATTTCAGAGGAAGCGACGAGGATTATCAGGCAATTTCCAATCAGCGTTCGCGTCCAAATGATTACATTCTTTTGAAAGAGGGACCACCAGATCAGGAGATTGGTAAACAGGTAATTTACCGCGAACCTCCAGCAGCGCCTCCAGAGGGATTCGATGAAGCAATCGATCAATTGATTGGTCCAATATCTCAATTTCTTACGGGAGCCTTACCCGCTCTACAGGGAGATGCAAAAGCATCTCAGACGGCTTCCGGGCAGGCAATGGATCGATCTCAAGCGATGGGACGGCTTGGACCCGCATGGGCCTATATGCAGATTCTATTCGCGGGGATTGCAGAGAAGGCTGCGCGGCTGGCATCCAAGAACCCAGACCACGGAACCGAAATTGCGGTTGTAGGCAAGGATGGAGCGAAGATCACGGTAAAGATGGAGCGGCTGAAAAAAGGCAAGTTCCATGCTCATGTAAGCGATTCGAGCTTCCCAGAGACTACGGCGGCAAAACGTGCGAACCTTGCCGATCTGGCCAAAATGGCGGCGGCAAGTCCGGTTGGGCAGACATTATTCGAGTCACCTGATAATTGGGAGGAGTTTATTGAACTGAATGGCAATCAGGATTTGGTGTTCATCCCAGCAATCGCGTACAAGAAGCAGGCGAGAGAGCTTGAACTACTTTTGCAGGAGCCTCCGAACATTCCCACCCCGGAACAGATTGCCGAGTATACAATTCAGCACACACAGCAGGCGCTTGAGGCCGAGCAACAGGGCTTGCCTGCCCCGCCATTTACACCGCCGCAACCGCAGCCGTCAATAATGCCGGAGATGGACGATTATCACAAGTGGGAGTCAGCAAAGTGCCAAGAATATCTATCAAGCGAGGATTGCTGGTTGAGGATGAATGTAGCTCAGCCGGAAGATGGGGAAGCACCCGAAGAAGCCTTGAAACGGGCCGCACTCGGTATCCAAAACGTGAGGATGCACAAAGCGGTCCACGATCAGATGATGGCAGCGCAGGCTCAGGCAGCGGCCCAGGCTCAACAGCAATTGAAACCGCCGAGTGAGTCAATCAATTTCAAGGATGAATCGCCGGCGGACAAGGAGCAGATGAACGCCCAGGCGGGAATTAAGGAAGCGGCACCGGAAGCGCAGAACTCGGTGCAAAAGAAAGCGGCGGCACCAGGAACGCGGGGAACAGCAACAGCGTAGGAGACTTTTATGTTAGTACACATTTTGACTTTCGATGAACATGATGAGGCAACGGAAATCTGCGGTGTATTTACCACAAAGGAATTAGCTGAACGCCGAAAGACACAACTTTCATCGGTTTGCGGATATAAGCAAGCTATTGAAGGGATTCTTCATTCCGGAAAGGTGAATATCACAGAATTTCTTGTGCAAGATGAGTCCACCTATGAAACCGCCCTTCCAGAATGGGCAGAAAAGATTTAGGAGAGTCACATGGCAGACGAACTTGAAGTAATGGACGCTGGCGCAGAACTCGAAGTCGAGGGCGCGGAAGAAGTTGAGCAGGGTTCTGAAGCAGAAGTTGAAGGCGCGGAACAGATCGAGCAGGCAGACGGTGAACCCGCTTCTGCGGCAAGCACGTGGAAGCAGATTAAGGACCGGCTGAAAGATTCGCCCGAATTGCACCGGGACGTGAAAAAGGCGCTGCATCATTGGGAGGAATCAAGAAAGTTACTCCCTGATGGTGTTTCGAAGGCTGTTGAGCGTCTGAAGCTGATTGAGCAGCTTGATGATAACCCGGAAGATGCGGAATACGTTGCTGGCTCTACTCCGATTGAGCAGGTCATCTCAAATACGCTTGCAGAGCGTGGTTTTTGGCGCGACTACGACGCTGCATTCCAAGCCGGAGATGCAAAAATCATCAATCAGATGATTGAAGCTAACCCGGAGAGTTTCCAAAAGCTCATTCCTCAAGCAATGGACCGCTTTGCCGATCTTAATCCAGAGGCATTTTCGGCCTATGTATGCAAATCGGTGTCCAGTTACCTGAACGATGCTCAAGTTCCTCTTCAGTTGGCTCTTTTGCAGCGCGTTTTGCCGGAAAAATCGGACGATCCCGGCCTGCAAACGGTGATTGATGCTTTTAAGGTAATCAAAGGCGTTGTGGACCAGATAAACACGACGGCCAAGAACCAGATTACGCCAAAAGCGGTACAGGGCCAGCAACCGGGCGCGAAACCAGGAACTGAGAGCAATAATCTTGAGCAGCGGGAGATTAACGTCCGAGCCGGTGAGTGGATTGACTATGTTCGGCAACGCTCAGAACAATTCACGGTTGCAGAGGTTCAAAAGATCGCCCCGAAGACACGTTTTACTCCTGCCGAAGTAAACTCTATTCGCAGTTCGGTGCGAGAAGAGATTAATGCGCGATTGAGGTCGAATCACGGCTACGTGAAAAGGGCCACGGCGCTGGTGAAAGCAAATAATAGAACTTCATGGGCCATGACAGTTGAATCCGAGCACAAGAAGATCATTCCTGGGGCCGTCAAGCGGGCTGTAGATGACGTTATGGCGAAACGCAAGGCATCGCAGGGCAAGAAAGCAGCGCCGGGCGCTACAAACGCACAGGCAAAGCCTGGACAAGCCGCTCAGCAGACCGACAACAGTAAGTATGAATGGATTTCCGATTCTCCAGCCCGTTTGGGCTTGAAAGTGGACTTCCGGCGCGGGGGAATCTCAGCCGACAATACCGCATACATCGTTGGGCGGGCAAAGCCGGTGAAATGGAAGAGGAAGTAGCAAGTGTGGTATGATTTTCTATAGTGAACGAAGTACCCCAATCCGAAAAGGGCAGCGGGAAGCCATAAACCGATATTGAACGATTGGGCGCAGTACATCGTAACACGCATAAGCTACAGCGGCACTCGTGCTGGCTATCCCATAGGGGAAGCGAAGAGGGCGTGGGGATGATCTCAAAAAGAGGTTATTTTCATGGCTATCGCAGATGCCGCACAAGCTCTTGCGAGTGAGCAGGAGTATGTAAGACCGGAACTTGAGAATTATGTTCTCTCGCAATCCGTTCTTTTGAAGGAAATCCAGAAATCTAAGATCAAGGCGGTTTCCGACCGGCCTTCCAGGATTCCCACCATGCCGTCTCTTGGCGGCAAGCCCCGTGTCGGTAACATGAACGGCGTTGACATGGGCATCGGTTCCGGGCCCACCCAGGTTCCCGGCCAGATCACTCCGGTTTGCTATATTCACGCCTTTAGCTATACCAAGCAGGCTGAATACGCGACCGACACCGACGAAAAGGCAATCGAGAATTTCGCTACCCTCACGCGTACTCTCGCGCCGGAGCGGTTTGCGGACTTCCTCGAAACCGTTCTCCAGGGTGACGCTTCCAACACGCTTGATACCGTTCAGAGCGTTACCACGTCCGGCGGCAACATTACCGCCCTCACGGTCACATCCGCCAATCTCTTCCTCGATGATGAGGATATTGATGTGTGGACGGCAGTTGGCGGGTCGTTTGTAACTACCATCACCGTGCAGGATTCCGACATTTCCCTCAACCAAATTATGCTTCTGAATCCTGTCCCTTCAGGCACTATCACCGCCGGGATGAAACTGATGGTCAGCGGTGCATCCGGGCAGGCCAACACTGGTCTGAATGGTTTGCGCTATTATCAGGTGGCCACGGATACCGGCAACTGGCTTACCGTGCAGAGGGCTGCATGGTCTGGCAAGTATATTGCCCAGAATATCCCCGTCAACGGCGCCCTGACTCCGCAGATCGTTCGCGCCATTCATTCGCAGATTCAGCTTGCAATGGGCAAGAAAAAGGCAGATGCGGATGAGATTGTGGCCCATGCAACCGTCAACGAGCAAAACGCATGGGAGCAGAACGCTCTTCTTGTCCAGCATATCAACATGGCCGAGTTGAAGGGTTCTGAGTCCGAAGATATGCTCAAGCGGGAAGCCTCGACAACCATTGCAGGTCGTCGCTGGCTCATCAACGAACGCGCTGTACCGGGGTACATCGACTTCCTGGCGCTCAAGAACGCTTCCATGGTTGAAACCAAGTCCATCGACTTCTATGACGTGGGCGGTCAGACTCTATTCGGTCTCATCGGGCAGTCGGGCGGTCAGGCTTCCGGGCTGGTTTTTTACATGGTGGCCGAAATTAACCTCGTGTGGGTTCAGACCCGCATGAATGCATTTTTGAACGGTATTGCCATCGAACATGGGCTGTACGGGCAGTAAGGAGAACGCTTGACTGAAACCATTCAACTCTGCGGGGATATTCCCAAGCCCACTCACTATCCCATGATGCAAATGGGGCAGTACGGGAAAATCCCTGGCAGGGATGAGCCACTTTTTCGAATCGTCTTTGCGCCGACCGTGCGCGGACTGGTAGGCGGTGAATTCACAGACCCGGACACGGGCGCTGTCGAGTTTACCGGCTATCGATCTTGTCCGCGCTACGAGTACATCGGCGATAAGTGGATCATGGAGAAGTGGGTTTCGGCCCAAGAGTTTACCAAGCAGACCGAGCTTGAGTATCGCGCCGCATGGGAAGATCCGAAAACGCATCTTTGTCCCACCGGACCTTACCCGGTCAATGGTGATTGGCAATGGGTATGGACCTTTAACAAGCCGGAGCAAATCGGCGCTGCGGGAATAGTTGCGGCTCTGGTCAACAAAGCGAAGTACAACTCACAGGCTGCAAACCGCGCAGCAATTGAGCAGGCTATGGAAAAGGCCAAGCAGGACAAATTCCAAAAGAACTACGACAAAATGAAAGACAGCCAGCGAGTAGCAGGCATTCGCGCAGCAAACATCGGCGGACGAGTCAAGGCGCAAAAGTCGTTTCCTGAGCTTCAAGATGCCCGCGCTTTAGGGCTTCCAGTGCGCGGCGCAAGAACCATCGAACCTACCTCTGGGCAACTTCAGGTAGCTGGATTTTAAGGAGAGATCATGCCTTCAAGCATTATCGACAGAGCATTGCCAAAATTTCCCCGTGCGGAAGTAGCTGATCGCGCCATTGGACAGAAGCAATCCATTGGCAGATCACGCATCCTTCCAATTAAGCTGAAGGTCATTGAGGATATGAAGAAGGGGAAAGTTCATATTTTCAATGTAGGCCCGTGGGAACAGACAGTAAACACCGGCTCGTCCGGCACCTTCACAATCCCCAAGTGTCCTGATGGAGAGCAATATGTCGAGATGCTGGTGCTAAACGCCAGTACCGGCGAATGGGAATCTCCCATTTCTATCGTCATGGAGGAGTTTGTCATCAAGTCTGAAGATGAGATGTCCTCTTTGCTCGATAATGGATGGGATGAGGACGGCAAGCTCGGTTTTGCAAACCGAATGCTCGGAGTCAACAAGCCTCGTCATCGCAGCCTTACTCGCTTTGGCATTTTCGCCTCACTAAATGAAGTGCCGACGCAAGAAGAATTGCGGAACGCGCATTTGGCCCTTGAGGAAGAGTGCCGCCAGATCGTAAAGTGGGCAGGCGACATCTATGCAACGGATCGCAAGCTGTTCTCTCGCGCCGTGCGTCCTGAAGTTCATTTTGTAGCTGCAAAGATTCTTGGCCGCGACAATCCGCTGGACTCTCCATGGATGCTCGATGCGAACCCAATCGGGAAAATCAAGTGCAAGATGTGCGGGCGCAATGTCGATCCCGATGTAGCGACTTGCGAGGCGGGCCATGTGGTCAACATGGAGCTTTATCTTGAACTGCAAGCGGCTGATGAACAGTTGAAGG